TACTTCCGTCTACTGGCTCGAGTATAAATTGCTCACCATCTTGAAGCCGTTTATGAAGCCGATCATATTCATCGTCCATAATTATTTTGACACAATCGCACATATACATATCTTTAGAAAATGTGTTCCTAAATATTTCCTAATGTCTCATCATAAAGTATACATGGAAGAACCACCGAAAAAGAAGAGACGCAAATTGGGTAGGTTAGAAATCAAAACAAAAAAGATTGAGAAGGAGTTGGCAAGGACCAATAAGAGAGCAGAAGCATTTAGAGAGAAATTACGGCTTGAAGAATCCACTTTTGAAAAAGTGGAGCAAAACATTTAGTATAGCAAAAAAATCATCATAGGTTTTGCTCCACTTTTTCAAAAGTGGAAAAAGTGGATTTACCATTGAGCGAAAAAAATAATCACTCTAAACTTTTTAGCATTCGTAACAACAATTGTGCTTAAATTCATTTGAACACCATACGCATTTCCTGCGGTTGCTGCTGTTGGAGTTGTAAACTTTCCATTGTAATTACTCGAAACAAGAGTAGTAAAAGGTCCGATCGCACCTGATGTTGCCAGTATAGTTAAACCAGAATATTGAAATACTTGTAAGGTTACATTGACTGGAGATGTTGAAATCGCTCCAGTATCGCAGCCAATGTAATAGCCAACGGGAATGACATTTACAGGAAATGCCATACCTCCTTGTATTGTTGTTCCAAATGATGTAGTATCACACTGGGTGGCGACGACATAACTTGTAAGTGTTGGAGCAGTGTTGAAGGTATATGAGGCAGATAAACTCATCAATGGGACACTGGAGACATTATATGTGGCGTGAGTTGTAGCATTGACGACATTTAATCCTTTTGAGTTTTGAATTGTAACGGCTGATGATACGGCTGAGTAATCACTGAATGTAGTTGCTCCATTTATTCCGTTAGCTGACGATGATATAGTATTGATTCCACCAGTCCCATTTGACACTATCGTATTGTATCCATTTGTATTGCTTGCCTGTATGGTGTTAAAACCACCAACACCAGATGATAACAATGTATTTGCTCCAGCCGCAGAACCAGTGCTTATCTGGTTTGAATTCCACGCTTCAATCGTATTGTATCCACTACCAGCTTGATTTAATGCACTTATAATGTTATAACCACCATATCCAGCAGCCTGAATGAGATTGTAAGCATTTGGATAAGTTGCTGAGCCATTTGCAAGCAGTTGATTACTACTTCCAGAAGAAGTAGAGTTAGTGCTAATAACATTTGAAGTGACTGCTGTAATAGTATTTGCAGTTCCAGATAAAGTGATGGTATTATTTGCGATTGTGGTATCTGCCGCCGTCTGTGTGAGTTTTGCGATAGTTCCAATATAGTCAGTGATGATTGTTGCCGCCAGTGAATAAATTGAACCTACTGGAGGGGCTGTTGATGTTGCTTGATTTGAAGAAATAAGCGTTCCACCTGAAGATATGAAAGCATTATTACCAGAGTTATTCGTTATTAGATTGACAGTAGAGCCCGTATTTCCAGTCCCATATGATATTAATGAATTATTACCAGTTCCGTTTACTGCAATTGTATTAGTGCATAGCGTATCGGTAGATATTCCCGCCGAAATGTAATTACCTGATTGAGAGCCAGTAGCCGTTATATAATTGTTAGCAGGGAATCCTGTGATACCTGTTGCAATTAAATTATTAGTAGCAGCTGTTGAACCTGCAGATGTAGCAGTAATCGTTGTGTTCGCATTGTTGACAACCAAGTTACTCGTGAATGTTTTTAGTCCGTTTATATTCTCAGTTTGGTAACCTGTCTTATGAACGACACTCGCATCTAAATCAATAATGGACTGATTGATACTGGATAGGTCGTCTCCTCCAAGCATACTTAATCCATTGTTACTGACAAAATTCATATCTTATAATATGTATATATAATAAGATGAGTGAACCATCGTTACATGATTTGGCTGGCGCTGCCGAAGCGTCCTATAAGAAAGGAAATTTTGCGCCCGAGAACTATAGCAAAGTCGAGCATCTATCGTATCCAGAAGTTAGCACTTACAAGCATAATGTGAATCCGCATTATATAGTGGCGCATCGCGGAACTCATTTAGGTGATGAAAGCAGTGCGAAGAAAGATGTGAAAGCAGACCTTAACATTGCGCTGGGTAATAAGAATGCCGATGCGCTACATAAGCGTCGCCTAAAGGAAACTGAAAAGATTGTAAAGGCGATTAAGAAGAAAGAGCCCGCACATGATATTCATCTAGTAGGTCATAGCCTTGGCGGTTCCACAAGTTCACATGCCTTAGCACATAGTGATGTCGTTCGTGAGAATGTGAAAGCGCATCATACATTCAATGCTGGATCGTCAGCGCTGGCATCTAAACCTGAAGTCTCGGCAGAAGTTCAGCAGCAGTTAATGGAGAAGAGCACTCATCATCGTGTGCGTGGAGATCTTATCAGCGAGCATGTCAAGTCGAACCTGATTGGTAAGCACAAAGAGTATGAGTCCACTAAGAAGCCAAGTATCGCGCAGCATATTCTCAAACTGGCAACGCCGATCCTCAAGCGGACATTCGTTGGGAAGGTGATTGCTTATGGTGCGAAGAAAGCGCTGGGAACTCTACAAGCCCACTCGTTGGAAAACTTTACAAAGAAGAAGAAGATGTGATTATACATAATAATTCCCTATATAGGCTTGGATAAAACCGAATGAAAACCGATAAATCCTTGGAAAGTGTGGTTTTTATAGATAAATACACACAAAACCGTAAAAAATTGCAATTTTTTACCTTTATATGCTCTTTTATCCTGAAAAACTATGTTATTCTTGGAATAACATGGTTTTTATTTGGTTTTATCCAGCCCATTATAGGCTAGGTTTTTTTTATTTATTCAATATGTATGAATTTTGGGTCCCCTGCGAATGACTCATGAAGGCAGAATCTTTTTCTTGCTCCTTCTCTACAGCGCCATACTTGGACGACAAGTAAATGTGGCGCAGCATAGATGATGAAATATTTTTCATGAATATCTTGTTAAGTAACTTTGTAATCTTGTTCGAACTTGTTCGCTTAGTATCGTCTGGGAACAGAAGGAAGTCACCATCTTTTAAACCCATGTGCTCCTTATACCAGTGAAGAACTTCCATCATCTTTGGCGGAACATCAAGCACTTCCTTACCATACTTGCTCGTCTTAAAGTTATTGAAGTAGTATTTTTTAGCGGGCAAGTCAATGTAGTTGAAATGATCGTTATCGCCCGAGCCGAATTTCATCAGGTAGTAATCAGCATTACGGCGCGGAGGCTGGAGAACATATAACGAGAGAACAATGTAACGCTCCATCAAATCGCGTTCATTTTCGGTAGGCTGTTTAAAATCCTTTATATCATCAATTCGAGCCTTGATTGTGTTATACGCTTTCATTACTTCGTCCCATGTTAACCAATTCTTCTGCTGCGTTTCAGTCTTTTCATGGAGTGGCTTATCAGCAGTCGCAATACGCTCCTTCATAAACAATGCCTTGTAATAAAGATTCAATTGCTTATACATGATACTCTTTTGGTGATTGAGAATTGAGACGATACTGGCTACATAACTTTTACGAGTATTATCATTCGTAATAGTTTGCAACTTCTTCTCAACTCCAGTCTTGTCTTTCAAGAATGCTAAACTATTGAATGGTGTATTGTTATTCAGTATACGCAACTTTGTGACATACATATCAGCAGTCCCTTTCGCTAGACCATTTTCATTTACTAGCATATCCTTTAACGAAGCCATAAACTTTGTTTCATTCATTTTATATTATTACTTGAGAAAATAATAATAAAAAACCTACACCTATGTTCATCGTTCGGCATCATACATCTCCTGTCCTCCTTTTGGACCGCCAGATAATTCTTGTTTACCAACAAGTGAATGAGACAAATCCGCAAATGAGGTCGCGTTGATCTTCGTAGGAGCATCATTTAGTCCCATTCCACCAGCATGTAAATTAATCTTATTCTGTCCTGCGAATCCACCAAGTCCCGGAGGAGTAGATCTAAGCGGAGCAGGAGGAGAACTAAATCCGCCACCTTCAAAACCTACTACAAGTGTTACTTTCTCTAGAGCCTTTGGAACTTTTATGCCACGCTTAATAAATTCAGTTTTCAAATAGTCTCCCTGGTCAGTAGGCTGCTCTCCTCCCTTCGTTACTTTATAAATATACTCCTCGGCATCTTTCTTAAGTTCTTCATCAGTGGTCGGCGTAGGAGTACTGCGTAAAAGTTCATTATCTAAATCTGGCTCATCTGACACACTCTTAGCAGAAAAAAGAGGAGGAGGACCAAGAGAAAGCGTCATTTGCGAAATGGAGCCAGGCACATCTCCCTCCATACCATTCTGCTTAGGAGGAACACGCGGTTTATTCGGTCCACGCTTGCCCCCTTTATCAATGCGCGTCTTACGCAATTTTGTAATAGCTTCAGCCGTAGCCTCTGTTCGAGCCGAATTTAATTCCTCAGGCGTAACAATCTGTCCTTCAACAACATGGACGCCTTCATTTGCCATTCTATGTTGTGCCTTAATATCAGTTACATCTTGCTGGAGTTTCATCTGGTCGGGCGTAAGAATCTGCGATGAATACGATCCAACATTCCTGCCTAAAGCCGCTGCTAAATTAGATGAACCACCAGCACCTCCCATTGCAGGTATATCACGATTCATTCCAGTGCCATACTTCAATCCAAGAAACTGCTTCATACGCAGCGGTGTCTCCTTCTCCTTATGTAAACCTTTGGACGATGCTGGCGCTAATATCTCCATAATAATCTTCTTCGGCTTCTTCTTCGGCTTCTTTGCCTTCTTTACCTTCTTAGGCTTACGCTCCTTCATCTCATTGTCAGGCATCTTTTCGCTCTTCTCTTTCTCCATCTGTATATATTAGTCACTGATAATTAATTTATTAAAATTCTTATAAAAGGTATGTGTCCTCGAATTATACATCAGGAAGTTATACGGCTCATCAAATACGAATGAAAAAAGTTGCTTTGTGTCTGCCTTATCTAGTGCGAACATTTCTTCTGCGAAATCTCCAGTCTCAATCTGACTCTTGGGCTTGAAGAGAATTACAATGTCTACTAAAGCGCGCAGACTGCGTGAGAGCGCTTTTTGATTGAGTGCCGAAATTATTATATTGAGTTTCAAGTGTCGGTGCTTATTAATGAGTTTACGCAAGTTGTATTCTACATTTTTCAGTTTCAAATCCTGACTGAAGTCATCAATTATGAGACACGAATTTCCTCCTTCATCTTTAGTCTCATTTGATAGATCAGTAATCTTATTAAAGGTATCTTGACTCAAGTCATGGTATACTTTTGGGTGACCTTGAAAAATATGATCGTCTTCACTATTGAATACTTCTTCCGGTGTCGCATACATTACATTGTCAAAGACCTTACGATAGATTTTATCCTTACCAGTTGCCCTAAATAAATTGGCAATGAATGTCGACTTACCTGTTCCCATTCCGCCCGAGACAAAAAACACACTACACTTATTGGGAAATGGTGGTGGGACTCCCAGCGCATTATCTATTGACTGCTTGCTTGGCTTTATCGTAAGGTCACTTTTAGTAGCCTCTTCAATTTTCATTCCTATATACTATGAGTATTTATTATTTATGGCGAGTCACTAATAGCAGCTGATTCTTCACTGCTTGTATCTTGAAATGTGTCTATACTTGGAACCAAATGGAAACCTGATGGTAACATGACGCATTCTCCTGTCAATTTATCGTCTATTCTTTTCTTAAGTAGGAGAGATGATTGAATCAACTTTATATACCGATTGTATACCTCATCGATAAACACACTCGCAGTCACATGTCTATTCTCTCGTCTTAATTTCAAATAACGGAAAATGTCAGTTGCCAAGACATAAAAGTCTTTGCTAGATATTAGCGTTTGCTCCATCTGTTTATTTATTTGTAGATATAGCTCTACTGATCCAATTATACCACATGCTAATGCTATTCCTGAATTTAAAACTGAAATCGTTCCCTGCTCTAACCAAGGCTGGAGCCCAATTGAAAATACGGAATTTATTGCCGACAGCGCGATGACAGGTAACCTATACCATTTAAGTCTTGATTTTAAAACCATATATCGTTTCTTGTGACTGCTTGCCTGCACCACGGAGTTCTGTCGTATGTTCTCTAATAACGCATCAATATCATCTGCCATTCTTATAATACGAGTTTATTATAAGAATTTATCCAACACCCAAACGATTTGCTCCACTTTTTTAAAAGTGGATTTACTTGGACAAAGAAACACTTCCTGACACCATGTCGTAAGTGAGGATTACATCATAAAGCGCGAAGGTGTCGCAGACCGACGCGAGAGCAGTCGTATAGTGCGTAAGATTGAGATACACATTGGAAGAGTTCAAGTCGCGACCAGAGAGGAGCGAAGATCCAGCGGAATCCTGACTCTCAAAGTTGACTCCCATAGCAAACGCTCCAGTGCCCGTAGTTCCCGTAAGGTCGTGGTATTGCGTAGAGTTAAAGACGCAGTCAAATCCAGGAGAGTTGGAAGCCGAGAAAATCTTCATAATCTCACTCAGTACCTCACCTCCGTAAACCTTGGTAGCGGAAGCCGCAACACGGATAGGGACCGACGGCACATTCGCGCCATCAACAGTCCAGAAGTAGGTAGCGATCTGCGGAAGAAGACGATCTCCAGGAACATTGTAAATTTCAGGTGCGGCAAGATTCGCCGACAACCTGAAGGTCGTAAGCAGAGCCTTGACGGAACTGAACCTAGCAGGAATCAAAAGAGAGTTGGCACTCGCCGCACTAACTGTGCTCTGGTAGTTATTCACGCAGCAACCATGCTGTTTCAACATGCCTCCGCCTGCAGAAACGAGAGCAGACATCGTCGCGCTGTCGAGGTCCATGACTTCGAATTGTAAGCCGAAATTGGAAATCTGGTAGTAGGTAGTCGCCGCCGTATAGGAGGTAATATTCGCAAACTTGAGAGCCGTTCCAACCGCAGCCATCGTCATGCGCAACCTTATACCATCTATCATCGGGCACCATTGTTCGGCACCAACTCCAAGCACTCCTGAATATAACGGCAAGGCGCAGCGAACTGTAGAACCAGCAACTCCAGTGGTTCCGCCCATAGTGATACCAGCCTTAAGTGTGGAGGTGGCGCCCTTCATAATCGTTCCAACTGTAGTGGAGCGCCCAAGAGACTGGAGGTCCTCAACGAGAGCAGCATACACATTATAATTTGTCAAGGTCTCAACGGATTGATTTTGTATAATGGTTTCAATGCCCTGAATACAGGACGAACCTGAGCCGTTTGCCAGCGAGAGAACTGGGTCAGTCGCGAAGGTCGCAACGCAAGTAATATCAAACACAATCTGCGTTGCGTTGGTGACGATGAACGAGTTGCGGGAACTCGGAACACTAAAGAAGATGTCCTGCGTTGAGGTAGAGGAAGTGTAGGTCGTGGCATTATCGGGATTGACAGTAACACGCCTGGAACGACCAGATTGAACGCCCTTGTAGGCAGTGAGGTCGAGTTCGCGCGAAATAACGGGAATGTAACTGGAAGCCATAGTATACTATACCTAAAGAGAAAAAAGTTTTGGAAACACTTTTTAAACAAGTGTCGCACCTTGTAATCGAATCTTTTTTTTATCAAGTCCGAACAGAGGAAGCATATTAATGTCAATGTTGGATTCCTTCAATCCCATGTAAAAGTCCAAGCGATCTTCGAGGTAAGCAATTCTCGCGTGTAACTTGTTAAGGATTTCCATACTCTGCTTATACAACTCTACCTGCTCGCGAATCACCTTCTCAGTATCGCTAAACAACTCCTGTTCGTTAGTATCCATATATATAATATGGATACAAAATAGTCGTTCAGTTTCCGTAATCTCCTTCGTATTCTATGATTTCAAATACGACACACATTGCCAAGGCAGTTGTTTCATAAGCAGCCGAGTTCAAATGCTTATACGCTAGAGTGAACGGATTCAGCGGAATGTCATTTAACATGAGTTCATTATGATTCCAAGTTGCCGTCGCGCCAGAGTTATTGTTACCTAAAAAGCCGAGACAGAAATCGTTATTGTAATATGGGTCCGCCGATACACTAATATCTCCTTGCGTATTGGTATTAACGGAACCATTCAAATCTAAACCAACTGCGAAGATGGCGTGGGGAATATTGGAAGCCACTGCCTGGTATGATGCCAAATTGGTAACACGCAGAATGAATTTGTTCCCAGGTTTCTGCTTGAATATGCGATTAAACAAAACCGAGTATGTCGCTGTTGACCCAGTTCCCTGAAAGGTCTGTTGGTATCGCTTTACTTCTTTCATATCCTATATAATATGCTATGAAAATAAAAAATTACTGCCCCGCGATTTTCATCGCTCCATTCAAATACGGCTGAACCGCACTCTTGTATTGCGGAGGCAGCGCTGCGGCTCCTGCCTTAAGTGCCTGGATTACATTCCCACCGCTTGGGTTATTAACAGCATGTAGTGCGGCTGATGCCAGTCCTGTGCCTGCGCCTATACCTGACGCTACTGTTTGCGCTAATCTAGCAGCTTGTCCCACTCCAGGAATCATTCCTAGAACAGGCATGGCAGCGCCGAGTCCTTTGCCTACATACCCAGCACCAGTGTGAATAGCATCGTTAACCTTCTCTAACACAGGCAGAGCATTTTCTTTGATTTGGTTACCTACATCTTCAATGCCTTTTTTGGCTTTGCGTCCAAAATCTTCAAATCCAGACTTGAGTGTTCTACCAGCACCATTGATCCAATCTAGAAAGCCCATTGTATATACTATGCCATTAAAATAAAATTTATTGCGGTTCTAATATCGCCGCCTCTTGCTGTCTTATTTGCTCCTGACGCATCTGTGTAATATTAGATGGCACCATCGTCGGAAAATTGCGTTCACTATAGTCAACACGAAGGACAATGAACCAATCTGGATTTCCAGTCAATGCTAATGGTGTGTAATCGTCATTTAGCAATTTTATTCTTAAGTATGTGAGTTCCCGATTCGTTATTTGGCTGAAGAACGGCGTCGGATTGAAATATTGGAGAATTCTATTCATAGAACAGTTAATCGGTATGCGAGCCAATGTAGCACCAGCTGCTCCGCTGTTGTCTCGGTTACTGGTAGTCACATTGTCAATTTGTAAAATTATTCCAGTTGTGCTACACAAATTGACTACACCAGGCATTTGTGCGCCAACTAACAGCACCGAAGTATATGTGCCAACGGCTACGCCCAGTATCTTTTGTGCTGTCGTTCCCGCACCAATTGTAAAAGTTCCACCTGCTAATTTTATGATTCCAATCGTATTTGTAACTGAGTTGTATACCATCTTGAATAAGAGTCCTACAGCACCAAACGATACACCATCATTGAATTCTGTGACTAGATTCGTTATCGTGAAGTTACCTGCCGTGATAGTATATTTTACCGAGTCTAAATAAATGACATTGTTATTGGCGTTAACCATGTTGATTGACATCGGTATTGATGCCTGCTCTAGTCCAAGTACGAAATGACTCGCGTCTGTGTTGCTTAAAATGAGTGGAGTGAAGTAGAAACTTATATCAGTATTGATCGTTGTGCTATTCACGATTTTATTAGCTCCCGCACTCGTCAAGAATATCTTCGCGCTAGAATGCGTTAGCTCGTTCGTTGTATATACTATATGAGGAAAAAAATATTAGCGCGCTCGGCGTATGAAAATCTGCTGAACTGGAGGCGCTTGTGGCACTGGCGCTGGCGCTTGACGAACAAGTTTCGGTTTCTTTACTATTACCACGGGTGGCTCATCGTCAGAACTGCTGTCACTCTCCACTTCGCTCTCGTATTTTAAAACGACAACTGGCTTCTTTGCCTTCTTGATTGGCTTGGGTTCACTAGGTGGAACCGGTGCGGTTGCTTGCGCGACCTCCTTTTTCATTTGTGCGCGCTTCGCTCGAGAAGCCGCTAGTGCGTCAAGTTGCTTCTGTGATGCAACTCGCTTGGTCTTCACTTTCTTCTCAAGTTCACTTGGATCCAGTTCTCTCAATGTTTCAATCTCCATTATATATATATACCTTTAGAAAAGGTATAACCAAATCCCACCTAAATCCTTTTGCTCCACTTTTTAAAAAAGTGGATTAATTAGCCTTTGAAAGCCGACCAACTATTTAAATCAGGATTGAGTTGGTCTATCCAGTGCTGTTCGCGCATACGACGAGTCATTGTGTCGCCTCCTTCAATTACTTCTAAAGGTTCCATCTTCCATTCCTTAAATCCTCCATTTTCAAGAATCACCTTATAAACCTTACGCTTCGGCTTCTCATGCGCCTTATTCTTATGTTTTGAAAATCGCTTTTCAAGTGTGCGTTCCGTTGATCCTACATAGAAACTGGAGCAAGTATTACTAAACAATCTATAAATTTGAATCATTTGGTTTTATACTATCTATGGAGATTTTATTCCGTCCAACTTGTCGCCGTATTTAAATAGGTGTAACTCATCTATGATGTCTAGGACTTCACCGCGTGCAAACTCACCTATCGTCTCATAGTTTTGTAGCATGTCACAAGTAAATGTCTTGGCTTCTTGTGTGAGCGCTGGCGCTGCCTGAATGATTGTAATGAATGCATTTTTCAAGTTGCTAGGCATCTCTTCCCTAAATGTCTGGCGATTAATCTTGGCAAAAGTTCCTTCCATTATACTATCTACGAATACTTTTTTCTATGAAATTCTATGTAGGTTAACAATTTAATTTGCGCCTTCGCTTTCTCAATAGGCGAATGTTTGGCTTTGATTTCATGTGTGACTGGATTGACGACTCGGTAAAACGGCTGACCTCGTATCTTCTCAATCTTGTATGGCATCTATATATATGGAAGGAGAAATTATTATTGACTTGGGTTGCGTCCTTGGCTGGGGAATTACCTGCTTCTTGCTTTACTTGAGTCACCTCATATTAAGCCAATAAACCAATATTAAATCTATTTTTAATATTGATGAATAAAAAATTGGGTTGATTGAAATATTTATTGGAATTATAATTGGTCTCATATTTACGCATGCCGTATCATATAGGCTTTGGGTTTTGTCTTTAAGCTTTTTTTTATAAGTTATATCGGAGCATAAAGTTTACTCAACGGATGGAATGGTGGGGAAAGTGCGCAAATGTATTATTACTTTATAGTATATTACATTTGCGCATTTTCCCCACCAAATAAAATTCTAAGGATAAAATTTAACTCAACGGATGGAATGGTGGGGAAAGTGCGCAAATGTATTATTACTTTATAGTATATTACATTTGCGCATTTTCCCCACCAAATAAAATTCTAAGTATAAAATTTACTCAACGGATGGAATGGTGGGGAAAGTGCGCAAATGTATTATTACTTTATAGTATATTACATTTGCGCATTTTCCCCACCAAATAAAATTCAAAGGATAAAATTTACTCAACGGATGCACCTTAAAGATCCGCACCAATCCAGCATTTATTATTTCTAAAATGGTTAATTATCGAGTGACATACACAAACCATTTGGTTACAAGTGACGCAAGTAGCAACCGAAACAGCGGCTTTATCAATCGCCTTGGGCGTGCGTCGGTAATTGACAAACAACGAAACAGCGAAATCGAGTTCTGCGTTTTGCAAAGTATATGTTATATGCTTATTCGAATCATAATGCGTTGTTATTATTTTCTTCCCAAAATACGAGTTGTAAATGCTAACAATAATCGAAATGGTACACGAATGTTTGTTGATGGTTCGAAAATTGAAATCTTTAAAAATCTGGTCTTTAAGCTCCTCGTTCAATTTAACCTTTTTTGCATCGCGTGGGAAAACGGAATCGTAATTATTGAACTTTTTAATCTTGTTGAAAATATTATTTTCGTCATCACAAATGCGCTCGATTTGTTTGAAAAAGTATGTATTTTTGTTCTCATTCCAAAACCAATCCAACGCATTCACCTCACCTAACATTACAAACTCGGCATCCGCATTGAATGTCATTTTGAAGAAATATTTTTGCAATTGAAACTTTTCCATCATCGTAGCCTCGTTCGAAAACATGCGCTGTTGAATCAGCTCTGCCAAACCATTGTCAATGTCATCTACATGACGATAAACAACGGAGTTCTGGTATTTTGCGATCATCTCATCGATCTCCGTCGAGATAGCGCCAGTCAACGCCTCCCTGTTCGTATGCTGTTTGTAATGTGCCTTGTTAAAGAACAATTGCAGTGTCTTGCGCAGCGGGCTTTTCAACTCGACGAGAATGTTGAATATCAATTGCTTATAGATCGGACACGATATGATTTCAGTATCCATCTCCCACGCGGGAGATTGGGACATGGAGCCAATATAACAAAGTATGATTTCATTCGTTTTGATTGTTCTCGGTCGGTAGGATACCTGTGTCACATCTCTCGGTTTCGAAAATGAACTGACAAACAAATATTCCTTGTCAAATGCATTGTCGCCTTTTTCATCGTAATTGACACCGCATGTGATCATCATGTTGGTGATGATGAAATCTTTATCACTCCAACTTTTGGAAACATCTTTCAATCCAATTTTGATATTCTCGTCGATGTCCGCATTGTAGTAGATACCTTTCTTACCTGTTTCCGTCTCCAATAACAGGTTGAACGCTTCCATGGATGGATTATTTGCTCCGCCTTTTTTGTACGGATAAAAGATGAATAGCTTCAAACCTTTCTTCAAGTCGTTCAAGACCGACAGAAAACACTGTTGAAAATCGGTAGCATAAGTAACATTTCGTGTCGTCGGTTCGACGACACGCTCAAAGATCTTGTATTTCTTCGCACTCACCGCGCGAAGAAAGTCGAGTGTCTTAGTCGTTATGAACGCATCCAGCAAAATCACTTTTTGTGCTTTTTGAATGATATTGCAAAATACTTTCCAGTTTTCCGCTTTATGGGTCATAAATGGTCCAAACCATTTATCAAGTAGAGTTTCAATCTCGTCGATGACAACCACACGATATTTTTGTTCTTTGATGTAATGTAGCGAGTTGGCAACGACAATCAGTTTCTCATGCAAGCTAAATCCATCCGCCTTTTTCTCCTTCGGTGAAATGTCATTATAATATTTGACATGGATGTCCGCGGCTTCCAATCGGGCAAGCGTATTGTTGGCCAATGCTCTGTTCGGTGCGCACCAACAGAAGGAAGGTTCATCTTTCAGGAACTGAATTGTTTGCTCCGTTTTTCCGCCACCCATTCCAATATTGTAGACGGAGAATTTTTCTGCTCCGATAAAATGCTCGGGAGCGAGCATTTCAATTTTGGTTGTTTCGCCGATATTAAATGTCTGCTCGAATCGGTTGTAGTGGATACCTTTATTTATCTTCGGATAATATTGCGTCAGCACATTTTTCATTTTTGCGATGCTGACGGGAGGATATTTGTGCAAGTCATTGAAATGATGCTTCCATTTTTTGATAATTTCTTGAGTCAGAGGAGAGTGTTTCTTGCTAATCCAAGCCAGAAACATTTCTACGGGCAGATCATTTGCATGACAAAACCGAGCGACCAAATGAGTATAGTTATGATCAAAAGCTTTTGATACGGGCAACAATTCCAAAATTTGCGTCGGAGTGATTTCGGCAAAGTTCAAATTATCAGGGACCTGTAGATTCAACTTGGGCAGCGAAGCAACATCGAAATTGCCTCTCGACTTTTCAATCTTAATATGCTCTTCGATCTCAACAGGCGGTAGTTGAAACGCAATTGGGTATTCAGGCAAGAAACATGTGATCATATGCGCTTTCATATCGTCGTTTTCGATAATTTCTTGCACTCGGCCATCGTCTTTGGATTGATTGATGCATTTCATATTTCGGTTGGTCGTATAAACCTTCCAGTCGAAAGCCTCATCCTCTTTTTGCAAAAACTTGCACAAGTGTTTGATATAGGTGCGTTCATTTTCGTTGTGGATTAAATAATTTGTCAGGATTATATGGAACGATGTTTTCGTCTCTTTGTACGACCCACTGATGGCAAAAGTGGCACTCGGAAAGTATTTTTCAATGATAGCTTTTACCTTTTGTAAATACGAAACATCCACTTGACCTTGCTTATCAATATCGAAATAGACCTTGTGTGGATATTTTGTTATGACTTCGTAAAGTCCCTTGTTGTCGAGAACAAGGTTGATAAACTTATCAGGTGAGATAGAAGTCCACATCCGACCTATTTTTGTCGTTTGCGAGTGAATGATGACTTGTCCGTCGAGCGCCTTTGAGATCGCCTCGTTCATTGCTCCGCCTTTGTCGCTATCATTCTTGAACCAATTGAGCTTCCAAACTTTGATTTCTTTTGGCATGACTTTTTTATATTACTAAAGAAAATATTTTTAAGTCAATTTTTTAATTAATTGACTTATTTGGTGGGGAAAGTGCGCAAATGTAATATACTATAAAGTAATAATACATTTGCGCACTTTCCCCACCAAATAAGTCAATTTTTTAATTAATTGACTTAAACTCAATGATTACTTTTTCTTCCATTGCAAGGCTGGCACAAAATCTGGTAGCATGCGCGCTCTTGGTGGAAAGTCCGCCAATTGTCGACATACACTTGATCAGCGATTTCATCGATCATTGTCGTTTTGTTTTTGATGAACACATTAGCGGCTGGATTGTTGGTTAGCCATTCGTCTCGGATTTGAGAAAAAGGTAGAATGTGATCTACTTGAAAATTTGCGTTCTTTGTATTACACAAGGCGCAAACCAACATCTTTTGCGCATTCCGATAATCCAAAATCTGGTTATGTATAGCAGAACGTAAGGCCATGCCAAAGACATCAAATTTCTTGCCGAGGCATTTGTTCCATGAGAATGCGATTTGTTCATTCGACTCATAACGGATTTCCATATGTATATATTTAGGCATCAGCGGATTGGGAACTAAAACGAAAGCAATAATGGCAACATGCAAATCTCGAAAAGGATGCAGCTTTGAAAGCTCAAAGAAAAAACCAAAATGTTCATTCGACCTATCGTAGGTTCCAAAACCGATCTCGTAAATCTTGGTTCTAACATAGGCTTCGAAATCCTTTTTGAACTTAAAAGTCAGATCATTAAAGTGGATGGTCATTTGTATATATGCTCAATATTCTTTTTAACTTTAAATAAAAAATTGAGTTAGATATATTCTCTTTGTTAAATGTATATACGAATGGAAAAAAGTAAAGCTGAAAAGTATGTTATTTGGCGAACAAACAATGTCGAGTTATACAAGGCGAACCTCATGCGACAAAATCAAAAGAGACAACTTAAGACAGCACAGGACAGGATAATAAAACTGCAAAAAAAAATTGAAGAACTCACACAACACGATCTTCCAAGCTTTTAATTCTTTGGTGCGGGATGTAACCAACCTTCGCTTTCCTTGCCTGCTTACGCTGTTGGATATACTGGATCTTCAGTTCGCCTTGGTGACGACACAAAAAAAGGAAATATTCAAAGTCCATTCTCGTTTTATAATTTTTATTTATTTAAGCCTTGTTTTTCTTTAAGCTTTTTTTTAAATTCAATACGATGTAATCGCAGTGATCTTGTTGATTGTGACGACACCCATACTTGTTGTCTTGAAAGTCCCGTGAAGTTTCCCAGTCTTGTACCCATCTCTCTGTTTGCTCGTAATGTTTTTGTCATTGATAAACATACACTGGAAATGCTCTCCAGCTCCATCACCATTGTCGTGAAACGGGGCTGTGATGATGACCGCATTGAACTCGGTATCCATCACATGTTTGAAAGTCGGGCTGGTAGTGTAATACTGCTGGAGAGTCTGGAAGATGGTGTTTTTCTCAAACATGTTCCAATTCTGTTCTATCTTGACACCATCTTTGTTGTAATACTGGTTAAACACGACATGGATTGGGTAGTAAGTGTAAGCAGACATTTGTTATCGTCGTTGTTATTCATTTGTTACCTATCAAGATTTGAAGAAAAAGTAATCAATTTTTTTTATATGACTTGACTTTGCTAACATTTTCTACACACTATTGTTTCTATATACACAATCGCGACAAATACTTGCCAAGCCATATCGCTTCCGTTTACAGCAAACACAATTATAAATTGGATACCTCTTTCGCTCTTCCTGCCTCTTTTTAAATTCTTGCCTTCGATAAGCATCGGCAAGTTCTCCCTGTCGGCTCAGCATTTCAGCAATCCATTCGTTCATTTTATAGCTATATGATTATGTATTCTCTCTCTAAATCAAAAACTATTCCTAAATTATTCCAGCCAAATATTAACTTATGTGAATGTGGGACCGACGCCAACTAATATATTCTTTG